TCTTCGGTAGTGCTGGAGAGGCCCGCCCCGTGGGGGATGAGGCCTATGACGCGTGGTCGGGCTTTCAGGTCATTGACATCGACTGTAAGGATCCGGTAGTGGCTACCCTCATCAAGGAGGAGGCGTTCCGTAGGCTCCAGCACTGTCCCTGGTTTATGGCCTCCGTCCTCTCCTCCTCGGGTAGTGGGGTTCATATCTACACTTGTATAGAGGTCGATGAGAACCTGGACAAAAAGGTCCTTTTCAACGCCAACTTCCACCACAAAACGGGTATGGTCTATATGGCCATCAGAGACCACCTCATCGAACACGGCTATAGCGCGGAGAACCTCATCTCGTGGCTCGACTGGTCCATGTGCCGTCCCCAACAGGGGGTCTTCATCACAGCCGATCCCCGTCCCCTCTTCTCCACTAAGTTCTACAAGGATTTTATCCACGTGGGGTTTGACTACAGCGGGAGCTGGGGAGATGAGCATCTGGAGAAATTCCTCAGTAAGCATGATGATCTTATCCTGTACGAGGAGGTCTTCCACGCCCGAGCAGAAGCTATAACTCCTGGGGAGGTCCATCCAGGGAAATATAAACACGGGGATCGATGGAAGTTTGCCAATACCCTCGTGAACCTCTATGGGTACGAGGAAGGTCTCCGCTATATCCAGAAGGTCTGTAGCAACACCCCCCTCCACGAATTGGTGGGTATTTGTAATACCGCTCGCAATCACAAGAAACCGGCTAACAAGTGGGCTATTGAGAAGCTCAATACCGACCACGGTTTCCATATCGTCCTCGAAGGCGCTGATGAGGAGGAGATTATGGAAATTTCCTCTAAGATCGCTGATCCCAACCACCTCGGGGTCACGGAGACGATCACCTTTAACATCACCAAGGACCAGTTCTTAGGGGATATCCTCCCTGATATTGAGAGTAACCTCGCCCACCTCAACCTCATCGACGCTGGCCCCGGTCTGGGTAAGACGGAGATGATCAAGAGACTGGCTAAGAAATCCCGTATCCTTATGGTGATGCCCTATACCTCTACCATCAAGTCTAAGGTAGAACAGGAAGAGGGCTGGGAGTACTCCTACGGGTCGAAGAAGGTCAATATCCAAGACTCTGACCGCGTCGTCCTCACCCTGGATAAGTTCTCTCGTCTGACGGCCTCGGAAATCTCCATGGCCGGCTTCGACTACATAGTCATCGACGAAAGCCACCTCCTCTTCCTCTCCGAGTACCGATCGGTGATGAAGGATGTAGTCAGTCTTATCCGTAGTATAGAGGTGACCACTATCCTCCTCTCGGGGACGCCTTCCGGGGAGTTCCTTTTCTTCCCCGGTATCCGTCATATCCACGTGATCAAGGAGGAGAGTCGTAAGAAGACATTTGATGTCGTGGTGACCAGTGATCAGAAGAACCTACTTTATTACATCGCCCGTCATATCGCCAGGGACATCACCGAGGGACATAGGGTAATCTTCCCCACGAACCGAGGGACGACCTTTGCTCAGAAGGTCGAAGCAGCAGTCAATTACTTCCTCCTCTATGACCATAACCGAGTCGAACCGGTGCGACTGAAGTACTATAAGAGGTCTCAGGTAGGTAGTGAATGGATGGATGAGATCAACCAAGAGGCTACCATCAACGACCTCGAGATACTCATGTGTACCTCCTACCTCTCCGTGGGGGTCGATATCCGGGATAAGTACCAGTTCAAGGTCTATTTCTCCGAGGAATATATGGCTTGTGAGATCGACCAGTGGGCTAACCGAATCCGTAATAATGACCTCCACATCAAGCTCTTCGTCTCCAAAGTCGATGGGGAAGGGAATCCCAAGAACCTCGGGAAGTGTGAACCCCTCAGTTTCGAGGAGATGGAGACGGAGAGACTGGCTAATGAAGCTATCCTCGCTATCGTCAACGCGGATATCCAGAAAGGGGAATACGGAAAGTCTTATAACCCCCTTATCAACGGGATCATCAGTGACTCCCCCTTTATCATCTGGGATACCAAGGAGAGCAAGTATGTCATTGACGATACCTGTTACAAGCTCGTCTCTTTTGAACGAAAGTATAGAAGGTACTCCGAGCAGCTCCCGGTCCTTATCCAAGGGATGAGGTGTTATGGCTATACCGTCAGCTGTCAGCCTATGGTGGAGTTCCCCGTAGAAGACACTGGTATCTTCACCGATGTGGAGGATGTCTGTCGTAATATGATCTCCAAACTCCGTGGGGAGCAGCACGAACTGGTGACCGAGCTCCTGGATGAAGTGAATGAGACTAACCTGGTCGATTTCGCCGAGGTCATCGGAGGGAGAAGGGAGATCCTCATTGGGAAACGCTGGGGGGTAGACGACGAGGGGATCATGAGAGGTAAGGACCTCGAGGTCTTTGACAAGGTCGTTCCTATCCTTCTCAGTCTCACGAAGAGGTATGATCTGGAGGACTCCAAAAAATTCTTCACTTTCTGTCGTAATAAGAACGGAACCTATAACTTCAGTGCGGTCCAACGACTGAGGGTCCTGTCCAACATCCTCTTTAACAAGGAGGAGAACCTCCTCCACCTCGATATCGACCGGTTTATGGAAGACTGTTCCGAGTTCGTGAAGAGGAAGACCGTCACCAAGGAAGAGATAGAGGAGTTTGTTAATACCCATGCCGATGCTTACCTCAAGAACCTCGATGGGCTTGCCAGCTGCTCCGCAGATTGTCCCGAACAGACGGTGGAAAAAACAAGGAAATCTTTTGACCAGCTTTTCCGCGTGCTGGTGGATCGGAAACGGGAGAATGGAGCCTATACCATCACTCCGGTAACTATCCTCTGGCAGACGCGGAAGGAGAAGGAGGATGAAATCCGCGAACATTTGTTCGATATATGTACATTCATCGATCCCGGTGTGGTGGTGGAAGTATATGATTTTAATAAACGAGAATGAAAACCATCTTGAATGTCATAACAGAGCGCCTATCGTTTCTACCAGAACCCCAAGGGATGGATAAGGCTTCCAAGAAATACGTGAAGGAGTACGGGAGTCTTATCTCCGACCTCCTCGAGTACCTCCAGAAAAAGTCCCTCGTGTACTGGACCGCTAATGGTCAATTTGAGATAAAAAGTATCCAGATCGAGGAGAATATGAGGGAGGCTACGGTCGGAGATTTCTACTTCATCATCAGTCTTCATACCGAGGAGAAAGGTAATTTTCGTAATGAGATAGCCTCCATCATCCTCAAGATGGATGAGAAGACCCATAAGGTATGGTACGTGAATGCTCACGGTGGTAACTACCGGGAATGGAACCGTTATAACTATACTTTCTCGGAAAAAGGTAGACCTACCGTGGAGGAGTTCTTTAAGAGCAAGGGTCTTTTCGAACTCAAGTACGACACGGATGGTAAACACCCCGGACTACCAATCCCCACGAAACGATAATGTGGACTCCAGAGATAGAAGATAATATCGACGCCCAATTCATTAGTAGGATACAAGCCGAGGTCACCCAGAGCTGTGCCCTACCCTTCCCCGTGCCTGTGGATAGGATTCCTGAGTTCATCATCCAGGCCGCGGGGTGGTTCTGGGCTAATGTCGATCAGGCCGTCGAAGAGCGTATGTATCTCATCAAGAACGCCGAGATATGTAAGGGGAATGGTATGAACAAGATTATCCAGCTCCCCCCACAGATCATGTCGGTCCTGGGCTGTCATAAGCTTCAGGATAACCTCCGCGTGGGGGCTCTGGGAGACTTTGGTGTAGAGCGACTGCTCCTCTCCAGTTACTCTATGGGAGGGGGAATGGGCGTAGGATCCTTCGGAACGGTCAATACCCAATGGAAGATGGAGGATGCGGTGATGACTATGTGGGAGGTGGATACCTTCAACCAGAACTTCAATCCTCCTATCACCTACAATTTCAACGAGTTCTCCAGTAAGCTGGTACTCCTCGGGGCCCTGGGTAGGTCCGACCTCGTCATCCACTGTTATGTGAGATGTCGTATCCAGGACCTGTATAACTCCTACTACTTTTTCCGTCTCTGCGTGGCTTTCTGTCGCAGGGCTCTTAACACCATCTACGGCACGTATGAGTTCAAGCTCCCCGGTGGGGTATCTATCAACTACTCCAGTTTCTCCGAACAGGCTGATAGGGAGTTCGACGAGATCAAGGAATGGGCAGAGAATACCAGAGCCGTGGATTATTTCTTTCAACCCAAGACCGTGTAACGGGTTTGGGTTGCGAAAGTGAAAATCACTTTTTCCACCATCAACAAATGTTTAAGTAATGGCAAAAATCGACGACCTCCGACTCGGTAAGGTAGACTGTAATAACCAGGACCTGTTCTTCAGTAAGCTCCTCAAAGGGCTTATGAGGAAGCTTCAGGAGGATATGACCATCCGCGGGGAGAGCATCGACCATATGATGATCCATACCGGGGATGATACCTTCTGGATCCTGAGGAAGCACCACAGTCAGATTCAGAACCTCGCCGAGCAGACTAATGAAGATGCCCTGTATATGACCGTCCCCAGGGCGGTGGTCACTGCCGGAGCTATCTCCCTGCTCCCGGATCAGATGACTAACCCCTATGCCCGAGGGGTCTTTCAGATCGACGACGAAGATGGTCTGAGGTCTTATAGTGCTGAGATGAGAAGGATGCCACATACTATATCGGTTTCGGTGAAGTATGTCGTGCCCAATTTCCGCGACGTCCTGGAGCTGACGCAGCATATGATGACCAAACTGGCTTTTATCCGTACTTTTAGCTTCATGTACCTGGGTCAGGAGATTCCGGTGAGCTATAAGATTCCCGAACAGGTCGATGGGGAGCACCTCGCAGAGCTGGATGGGACTACCTCAGACAACAAAGACCGGATGATTACTTTTGACCTCGAGGTGGAGAGTGCTATGCCGGTATTTAACTACCCCTCTATCACCCCCCTTTCCTCCGTCATCACCAAACCTCAGTGGAGGGTGGATACCGGTACGGATGTGGAGGAGAGGAAAATCACGGAGAGATCCGGGTATACTGGAAATAATTAAGATGGTACTAGCCACTGCCAACCTACGACCCGGAAGGGTCATTGAATTGGGGGAGAATGGGGAGATCCGAGTGGATTCCCCGGGGCTCTTCTCCATGAGTGATAAGGACCACCTTCCCTGGGTCAAGCCCTTTTTCACCGGGAACACCGGTCAGTATAGTATGCCGGAGGTCTTTGACGAGGTATGGATACTGGATATGAAGGGTAACTCCGCGGTCTACTTCTGGTTCAAGAAAGACCAGTACCGGGATATGGACCTCACTGGGGAAGAGGTGGAGATCCTCTGTCATAGGGAGACGGGGAAGGGATGGGCCACTCTTAAGTTCTCCGATGGGGAAGGATGGATACTCCGATCCGGGAGTAGTACTATCCAGATCGATGGGAAAGGGGATATCCGTATAGGCAATGGCGAACCCCGACGGGAGATTCATATTCACTCCGATGGTATTGACCTCGGAGGGTCGAGTCATAAGGCCGCCTACGGGGACGTGGTAGTAGACTGTATGAACCTCATACAGAATGCGTTAGAGGTCATCCGCCAGGCCGCCTCTACCAATGTCTATACCCAACCTATTGCCCAGGGTCTTGCTTCTATCCCCAAGCAGCTGATGAAGAAAATTCCTGATATAACCAGCGAAAATGTTAATTTAGAATAATATGCCAATACGCCGAGAACTCGGAACCAGATACCAAGAACACGACTTCATCGAGGTGAGGAAGCATCGTCCCTATGATTATAAAAAGGAGGGGATTCTGACGAAGTACCTTCCTGAGGTCATTACCAAGGCCAATAACGAGATTACGAGGTATGTACTCACATGGGTCGATGCCAGTCTCGTGTGGCTCAGTGAGTATATTGATTATCTGAAGAATTTCAAAAATTTTAGAAAATAAAACCTTTCATTGGAGACAAGCGGTCGAAGATAGTGTTTTTACTGAGTGATAGGGGGGTGCGGGAGCATCCCCCTTTTATATTGAAAAGAGGACCGCGCGGCTACGCCACAACATCTCCCTATTTTTTGTGTGAAATAGAAGCGGTGCGTCATAAATATAAAAAGCACAGCCATAAATAATAGCTCCAAAACGTGGTGGCT